TTTGTTAGCCTTGCGCCTATTGATTCGTCAACTATTATCTTTGCGCTTGCAAATGACGATTCAAGATAAGCGGATTGATCACTAACAGTAAGTCCGGAATCTCCGTTTCTAGCAATTATTGTTCCTACTCCATTAGCACTTAGTATAGCGCTTAGATTTCCAAATCCATCTTCAATGCTACTAAGAAGAACTTCACCATTTAAAACAGCTTGCAAAGTAGCTAGTCCTGAAGGATCTTTATTGTACTGAATACAAGATACAAGAGCAGGAGTTCCAGGAAGCTGAGGCTCGTCAATTATTCCAGTAACATATAAAATGTTATCAAGCTCAGCTGGATCTATAGCTACACCATCAGCTCCGATTTGCTGTCCTGGAATTCCAGTGAAAACAGCTTTAGACAAGAAAGAACCGTTAGATCCCATAGGAGATCTAAGCATAGAATAAAGAGTTGAAGCCTCAACTTGCTGAGCGCCAATAGTAATTGGAACTGGAGATGTAGTCCAAGTGGTAGGCAAATTCAAATCAATATCGCTTCCACTTCCTGGAGCAAGTTGAATAATATGCCAACGTGGATTGTTAGAAGTAGTCGGACCACCTACAAACAAAATATCCATTCCAGAAGTAAGATCAATACTGTTATTTAAAGTATCTTCACCATCCTGCCAAAATGGGTTGTCAGTGCTTATAGTAATCTTTCCATCTTTTCCTACAGCAGTAACTCGGATATATTTTAACAACTCTCCTGGACCATCAGGACTTGGATCGCCTAACGTTGCTGTATAGGTTGACGAATTTGTGATCTTATGCAAGTATGATCTATAAGGATCAAGCTGACCAAAATCATTAGTAGGAAGCTGAGAACCATCAAGAGGAACTCTATCAATAAGGCCACCATCAAACCTATTGAGGTTTGTGAAAAGATTAGCACCAGTGAAAGTGTTATTGGCATCTGGATCTAACACATTATCTAATACTGTACGAGATCCTGGATTTTCATCTTCGTCAAATATAAATACAATGCCATCCTGAACAAAGCCTAACTCACTCCCTACAGTTTGATCCAAACCAGCAATTATATAAGGCTTATTAGCTCTTCCATCTTCAGGATCTGGATAGGAAGCAGGATCTATAATAGGATTATCAGTAAACAATTCAACACCGTTATAAGCAACAGATGGAGAGTTATTCCACTCAATAACCATAGGCTGAGTTTGTGGCTCTGTTCCGCCGTTAGTATTATAATTTGCTATTCCAAACTGCTTAACATCAGTTATATTCCAGTCAATTCCAGTTCCAGTATATGTAGCAGTGAAAACAGGAGAGTCACTTGCCGATCCATTTAAGTAAACATCAATAACAATATCAGAACCGTTAGGGCTTGAGAATGCAACACAAAGATTATTGTCAATCATCTCAGCGTCAGTAAATGGACCAGCAGCTGGAAATAATTCTCCAAAGTCTTTAATAAACCACTGATCAGTTCCTTCTCTAACGATATTGATACCAACTGCAAAAACAGTAGGAGGCAAATTGTCAGCAATGGCAATAGTTAATCCATCTTCTGATTCCGATATGTCTCCATTAAAAGGAGTTTTAATTGAAAGGTATATGCCTTGCTTGTCAGTAGTTATTCTATTGAAAACTGAATCGTTTCCAAAATACATTATATTTAATGTTGCAAAGTCATTCTGAGTAATAGTAAACAGATCAGGAGAAGTCTCTACAACAGAAGCGTTAGTATCAAAACTCCCAATCAAGCCGCCTGAAGATGGAACGATAGGAGGATAAAATAAATCAGGAGTCCATATCGGCAATACAACATCACCACCGCTGCCTCCTTCATCTGGAATAGCTGTAATTCCAGTTCCATCCTCGTTGATAACAAGTTTATATCCGTTCTTATTTAAGAACGATCCGAAAGTATCTAACAACTCAGTGAAGCGGCGAGCTCCAGGAGAGTATTGTGGATTTGGATCTATGTCTGTTCTATCTACCATAATCTAACTCACATTCTCTGTTTCGTAAGTTATCTCCAAAAACGCATCACGGAAAGCAACGTCTTTAGATTCTTCAAATATTTGACACTCATTGATTTGAGCCACAGTTTGAAAGTTATAAACATGAGCATAAACAGCTTTGTCATAATACTGCGTAAAATGAGAGTCAAAAACAATCGAGTAATAATTCTCACCAAAAAGGTTAGGCAATTTATAACCACAAAGTGATTTGACTAACACTTCAAATATATCTTCCATTTTATCGCGTACAGGTCTAGCGCTAATAGTTTCAGAACAATCAGCGAAAACATAAACAGTGAAGTTTTGAACTAACTGTTGTTTATAGCCTGAGTTAGCATTGATAGGATAAATAGCATCACTGTTATTTTTTCTATCTTTACTTGATGTTGTAGTTCCTAAAACAACAAACATCCAGTAATCATTTTCAGTCTGTTCTGTATACTTCTGACGGCAAGCCTCGAAACTTACTGCACCTGTTATACGATAACCAGAAGCAAGCTGAGCAGTATCAAGTATTTCCAATACTGCATTTACAGGATTTTCAATCTCATAAGTCAATTCTGTTTCGCTTACAACAGTAACCTTATGAATACCGTTAATCTGATTATATGAATAACCAGTTGTTTCAAGAGTATAAGGAGCTCCAGAAATACTATCAACGTTAGGCTTGCCGTCAGCAGCGCCAACCATATTCGTCCTGTTAGGCACTCCGATCAAATCGAAAGTGTCATTAAACTCAGGCTCAGTTGCGCCTATAATTTCAAAATTCTCTTGATAACCATCAGTAAAATCGTGATTATTTTCAGTTGTAGCGCTAAGAGTTCCGTTGAATATTCTCGCACTAACGATTGTATTACGAACTCCGATTCCAGATATATAACATTCATCATCTGTTAGCAAAGCATGAGCAGAATCAGTAATCACAGTAACAGTCGTTCCTGCTACTGAGATTGACTGTATATTTACAGAAAAACTAAAGTCCGGAGTTAGATCCGGAACTGTTCTGTATAACTGCCTCAATATGTCGTAAGCTTTCATATTTTCTGAAACTCTCTATCGAGATTTGTTTCCATGTAAAACCTATTATCACGAATGTTAGCTTGGATAGCGTTAAACATTCCAGGACGCTTTTCCATTTTCCGAGTTCCTTCTTCAAGATACTCAGAATGCTCAGCAGTATTGCCAAAAGTTAATCCTTGCCAGCCCCTAGGGATTGACGTTAGACCTTCAAAATACTCACCAGTAAGCAAAGCAGGAGTTTGTTTAGGAGCAGAAGCTCTATGAAGTCTAACGACTCCATCTATTTTGATATTATATTCTCGTCCGTATTTTGGCTCGCTTAAAATGTTATTTTCAGTCTTGCGAACTAACGCCGATCCTAAGTCTATAAAACCTTGACGCATTCCTTCACGTCCTTTTTCATCAAGCTTACCAACAGCAACTAGCACTTTTTTAGTCTTTTGATTTGTGCGTACTTTAAACATTATGACTCTGCCGCTGGTTTCGTAGCTGACCCCATTAGTTCAAGCTCAAGCTTGATAACACCATTGATTAAACCAATATCCTCAACATTGAGGATTTCATATCTAGTATTACTGTTAGTGAAAAGTAAATACAACTCACTAGTAACGTTAGGTATATACTCCAAAAAAGCATCTACCGATTTTGATCTTTCTACTCCAACATTATTGAAAGTAGTCTGACCAGCTTTTGTATCAAAAGCAACTTTATCAATTTCAGCAAACGTCTCAAACAATAGCCTACTATCAACACTTCCGGCAGATGGCGGAAGGATTCTCCTTGTCTGGAGTACAGCAGGTTGACCGAACGGCTTAATGATACCGTTAATTATTCCATCAACTAAACCCTGCCATAGTGGAACTGTTACTTCCGCCATCTTTATGCTCTCGCAACGTAACGCATATTTCCGCCAGCATTAACAACATAAGGAGCAATACACTGAAAAGATTCTTGCTTAGCTAATGACTTTTTCAATAAGCGGCTATCGCGTGGATTATGGAATTCTCTTTCTAGCTCACCAAGCTTCTCACGCTTGACTCTGCCATCATAATAAGATCCATCACTTATTTGCGTTTGTTTTTCAACTATTCTTTTAGCTAGATAGTCAAATATAAAAGCTGGAATCTCATTGTTAGCTATATTAACGCCGTTAGAATACTGAGCTCCGCTTCTCGGCCATTTCATATCATAAGGAGAAATAACCTGATTATTTAAAGCACCAACATAATCAAACATGTTAGCATCACGAGTCGCACCTAAGATCAAATTCTCTTTAGTCTTGTCATCGGAGTAGGAAAAAGTTATCACTCCAGTTGCAGTACCATCAGGAGAAGCTGATGCGTAAGTGAAAGTGTTAGAGTCTATAACTGTAATAGTTTTAGATCCATCAAGCTCACTTGGATTTGCGCCTTCGATTAGCACTATATCACCGTTAGATCGTCCGTGGTTTTCAGAAGTTGCAGTGGCTACTCCAGAAAGAACAACTATTGATGATACACTGCTAATAGAAGTCAAAGCAGTCCAGTTTGAAATGTCATAGAAGCCTTCTAACGATTCCATATAAGCGTCCATATCCGCAGCAGTAGGGACGTAGGAGTTATATGTTGACGATGTGAAAACTGAATCTAACATTTCGTTTACCTTTCAATGAATAGACGCGACCTAATCAAGATTGCTCACTGGGCATTTTTGCAAAATCATTCAAGCCGCGTCTAATACTTTTCGTTAGCTGATTAGTGATCAGCTAATTTATCGTAAGCGCTTTGAGCATCTTCAAGTGCTTTTTTAGCAGCCTTGAAAGCATCTTCAGCATCAGTCTTTTGCTTAGGAGACTTCGCCTTAGCCATAGCGTCTTTTGCTTCTGCCATATTAGCTTCAGCTTTTGTCACTGACTCTTTGGCTTTTGCTAACGCTTCAGCATTGTCTTCATTAATTTCGCTTGAAGTTTGCGAACCTACTTTTTTCCAGCCAGCTTTTTCCATTGCTGGAATCTGACTATCTTCGCATACACAAGTTTGAACAACTTTTTTGCCATCAATTTCTATAGTCTTTTCAAGTTTATGAGTTCTCATAAAATTCTCCCAATCACCCAGTTTACCCAGATTTAAAAATTAAAACGTTAAAAGGAAGTTAGGGAGCATAAGCTCCCTAACGTTATTATTACTGCTTACCAAGCAATAACGCTAAGCGAGGATCAATACACTTAGCACCTACTAACATATCAAATGACCAGTAGGTTTTCTTAGTCTCACCGTCATACCATTCAGTAACACGGATAGACATACCAGCAGCAGAAGCAACGCCAGTGCGATCACCAGCAGCTTCATCTAACGGCGGAGCTGCGAAGCCGAAAGATCCAGGATTGAAGATAACACCTTGATAGTCAACAGGAGTTCCTGAAGACTGAACAGTGATAGCAGCACCGTCAAGACCGCGAAGGTTTTCATTGATCTGCTCAACAATCGGAATTGAAGTAGAAGTAGCAGGAGTGTTAGCCGCTACAGTGAAAGAGCGTTTTGCGCCAGCAATCTTGATTTTATCACCAGCATTGAAAGTGCCAGCAGTCGCAGCAACTACAAGAGTTGATTGACCCTGAACATTATCAGTAGCGTTAGTGTTATCAAGAGTTGTAGTACCATCTCCAGGAGTGTATGAAACTTCAGGGAAGTTTACAGTGCTGAACCAGTCAATACCCATCAAACGATCCATCATTGCTTCTTGCAAAGCATCAACAGCAGGTTCGCCACGAGTGTCAAACTTATGGAAAACGTCAGTACCTAACAAGGTAGCTTCTAACTCGTCATTCACAAGACCAACACGATTAGTCTTTGAAATTTGCTGCAAGTTAGCAGCGCGGCGAGCTTGTGCAATTTCAGCAGCATTCTCTAACAAGTTAGCTGATGCGAAAAGACCTTGAGCTTCAACTACCTTAGTTAAAAGGTATGTATCAATTTTTTGTGCCATAGAAACCATAGCAGGATTGATAACTTCTTCACGGATACCGTCAAGATTCAAAGCACGTTCGCGAGCTGTAATTTCAACAGAAACATCAAAGTGTTTTTCAATTACAAGCTGAGTAGCGCTTTGGTTAATTTCTTGAGTGTTGATAGTACCAGTGAACTCATCTGTTTCAAAATCAGTTACAGTACGGATATCAACAGATTCACCAACCTTCTTACCACGAACGTTAGCAAAATCTTCAGTACGGTCACGATACATCAAAGTACCAGCAACCAATTCATAATCAAGCTGATCGAGGGACTCGGCAGCGAGGACTCTAGGATTAATAAAGTTTGACATTTGGGAATTCCTCTTTTGTCAGTAAAAATTCTTTTATTTAATACTGGCCTAAAAGGAAGTGTTAGCCAGTAGTGAAAAATTTAATTTTCATCTATTGGCCTTACCGATAGAAGCGCCCGAAAGGACTTGCTAGTATAAGCGCCTAACGCCTAGTATATGGCTTGCCCAGAGCCATAAGCCGCCCTAACCTAACGACCTAAAACAAGCATAGGCTAAGAGTATACAGAATGCAAGCCCTTAGCCTATAAAACAAGCGTTTTTCCTTAAAAAAGTTTTAAGAATTAACGGCGATATTTTGCAGTAGGATTCCTTCCGTGATAATTGTCTCCGCTCATCTTTTTACGACTTGCACGATAAGCATCCATATCAATATCAGTTCCGTCACCGATAACTTTTTCAAGATCAACAGAACCAGATTGCTGACGATTACCTTTTCCGTCACCTTCAGCGCCGCCGCTTTCAGATGCAGGGAAATAATAAGGAGCATCCTTTTTCAAAGAATCAACAAAGCGCTCAACCGTTAGAAGATGACCATCAATTTGCAATAAAGAGCCATCAGACTTTTTACCTTCACGCGCCTCGATATTACCGTCAGCGTCAAGGCTGAAAATATCCATTGCGCGGCGATTAACATCATCTAACGCTTCAGGTAAAACTCCAGCTTTCAATGCAGCAGTTTTCACTTCATTTCCAATGGTTTGATTCTCATACAAGCCACGATAATGATCACGCTCACCTGTAATGCTTGAAAGGTTTTCATTCAATCCGCTAACAGTGTCCTCGTGCTGCGCTGTGATTTTGTCCATACGCTTTTGAATAACTTCTTCAAACTTACCTTCTGAAATAAGCTTGGCTTCTTCATTCTGATCCATAGAGTCAAGCATGTTCTTGATCTTCGCTGCATCAAGCCCATCGAAAGCCTTTAGAGCATCGTTAGACTTGTTAAGCTTTCCAAGAAGCTCATCGTTTTTGTTTTTCAATCCTGTAGTAGCCTCACTAACAGCAGCTTGTATAGCAGATTGAATAGTAGGATTGTTCAGGTCAATCTGACCGCCTCCACCTTGACCGTCACCAGCATCACCACCGTCACCTCCATCTCCTCCTTCGCCTTCTCCAAAGCGTGGAGCAGGAACAGCAAAAGCGTTAGAAGCAACTAACGATGTTAATAATAATTGAGTTTGTAATGATTTCTTCATTTTAGTTTACCCAGATTTCAATTTACGATTTAGTTCCTTCACTGTTAGTTCGCGTCCATTCTTCACAACAAAGGAGTCAAGACTGACTCCGCCATTGAGAAATTGTTCGGCCTTTGCAACTCCTAGAGTATCTTGAACAAACGATTTAGGTTGTCTGCGTAGCCATGTTTCATAATCGGTAGAAGCTCTAACTTGCTGATTTTTCAATTTGTTTTTAGCTGTTCCGATCTTATAACGTTGTCCATTGTCTCTGCGATTATCTCCGCGCTCATATCCTTTATCAGCTCCTACTGCTGTTTTCATACCTGAATCCCAATCAACGAATTTACCGTTGACTAACGTTTTACCATCGGCGCGAGTAGGAATTCCCATACTACGACATCCCCAATGGATAACTCCAGGACCTCCGCCCCATTCATTATTATGATCAATAGGCGCTTTAGTCTTTGCGTTATATCTTTTGTTCGATCTAACACCGCAAGTAAGAGTAGTTCCAGAATCAAGAATTGAAGACCAAACTATCTCCTCAGCATATTCTGGATTTTTATTGTAAACATCTTCCCGTGAGAAGTTTGCCGCTTGATTTACATAAGCATCAGAAACGGCGCGAGCGTTAGAGTTTGATTTTTTCGCAGCTACTTTCACACCACGAACTAACGAATCAACATCTTCTCCTGCTACTGCTCTATTCCTAACCTCACTTTGAATCCTAGCATACTTATCACGGTAAAGCGTTTTATTCCAAGTTGATAAGCGCTTGCCTTGATAAGTTTGTCTTTTAACTCTCGAAAGAGTAGCTGACTTGTTAGATGGAGCAACATCTTCGTCAGGCAATGACAAAAAGTTCTCTAACGTTTCAGTTGCGAAGTCTGTTTCAAAATCAACTACTGTTGCAGCACTAGCATCAAGAGTTTGCTGAACAGTAGTCGTATAGTATCTTTCAAGAAGCTTCTCTATCCTTGCTAACGCTCTATCAAGTTGGCGCTTAGTATAGTTTTCAGGCAAGCCTGATATTATATCAATAATCTGAGAATCAACTGCTCTAACAGTTGATGTTATTCTTCTTGCTTCGCCAGCTTTTGCACGTTCTAATTCAACTTGATGCCTGACGATCCTATCAAATAAATCAGACATAGTTTATTAGTTATCGCCATCAGATGAATTTTCATTATCGTCTGGAGAACCACCATCGGCATCATCGTTAGCCTCATCATTAAAAACAGGAACTTTATTTATAATCAAGTCCTGCTCTCCTTCTACTGTCTCTCCTGCTAAATCTATCCCGCCTTCCTGCAAACGTTTTAAGTAAGTATCATGACTAATAGCATTATTAAGGAAAGATTGTAGCAATGCAGTTTGTTCTTGAGGCGTTAAAGACATTTCTGAAAGCTCAAGGTTAGGATTAACCTGAATCTCCTCAGATTTATCTATTGTGTTAGTTTCCCACATATAACAATGTTGCAAAGCCTCTTCCAGTCCGTTAGCTACCGCTTGAATTATGGTGCGTATAGTCGCACTGTTTCCAGCTTGTCTCATCTTGACAGTGTCAGCCGCTTCTGCACTGTTAGGCGTTTTTCCAATAATACTTACGCCATACTGAATAGCTTCATCAAATAATGCTGCTATACGTTTTTCCATGTGTGAAAGGGATGTTCCTTTAGGCTCTACATACTCTGCCTTTGCTTGCTCGTTAGTAGTAGAATAAGCAACAGCAGAACCGATAGCAGTAGGAGCTTCATCCTCGTCAATGCCATAAACGAAAAGCATTGGATTACATGTTAGAAACTCGCTATTGGACATATCAGCATCTTTCTGATAAATACTAATAGCAATATCAGAAACGCCAGTCAAAGGACAAACCCAATGACCTATACCTAATCCGTTAGTGTTGATAACAGTTAAAGGAACAAAAGAAAGAGGATTGCCACGCAACAAAGGAACAGAAGCATTGCCATCAGCAGTTTCGTTAGTATACTTTTGTGTATTATAAACAGATATCATCTGACCTTCATTTTCAGGATCTCTTGCTTTATTTCGTACTACAAAATGAGCAGTTTCCGTATCATGAGAAAACTCGTCCTCTCCAGTATTCTTTTCATACTGAAACACGCCTAACTCAAACTGTTCGCGATCATTAACTTCAGAAATTCTATAGTTGATAAATGAATCTGCGATATAAGGGACAAGCACACATCTCCCGTTAGTTGCATCAATATCAACTAACAGCTCAACTCTACCTTTTGACAAAACCTGATCTACAAGATAAGCAAACAACTCCTCAAGAGTTTTGCCATCACGAGTTGCATTTGACTCAAGATAATCAATCTGAGTTGGTAGCTCGATCACGCAATCCTGTTTAGTTCCAATGCCAACTAATCCGCGATGTATCAAATTGGTTATTTCTGGAAAACGAGCGCGTTGAACATACGCACTATAAGCAGGGATATTATGATCCCAAGGAGCGTTAGATACTACATTTTGCTGACCGTTCTTGAATTCATTGTTGTCAGTAGAAATGCCTGAAGCTGGCTGTTTTCCACTAGCAGCATACATAGCAGCAGGAATAGGAAGATACAATGAGCCTGAGCGTTTAACAGATGATGCGCCATCTAACGTATCAGTTAATTGGCGTAATTCATATTGCTTGTTTTCGTATTGTGGATGTAAGTCTGATACTGGCATCTTGTCACCTAAGAATTTTTATATTGAATCCAAAATAGCTTTCGCCTTGGATGCTAGCGCATTAATAGTATCAGGATCGTTAGACTGATCAATTTGATCTTTATATCCTAATCTTATTTCCTCAATTTGTGCGGCTAAGTAAGTCCAGTTAGTAGCAAGAGTCAAAATGTCATCAGCAGCCTCTTGACCAGTGTTGAAATTTCTTGCATTCTTATCCGCTTGGACAAATGGATAACCTGTTAGATCCGCTGGATATCCATTGCCTTTATACTTTTCAGCTTCTTTCTCTTTTAACACATATACTGCGTCTTGAGCTTTTGTAGTTGTAACGTAACGATCACGCGCCTCACCAGCGCAGTTATCTATTTCAGTTTTTGAATCTTCTTTTAGCTGATCAATTTGACTTGGCTCTGGATCTTTTCCA